CCCTATCCTAATTAGTTTTTGTCGTAAACGTATTCAACGACAAGGCGAGCTTTACCTGTAAGTAAATCGTCAACTGTAGGAGCAACTACAACTTCTCCTGCAGTAGCACCGATTGTTTTACCTACTAAAGCACCTGCACCAGTAACAACGTTACCTGCAGTACCAATAGCTGTTTGTGTAGCTTCTGATGCAGAAACTAAACCATCAGCATCAATAGCACCACCTGCAGAATTATACAATCCAACAACTAAGTCTGTTGTAGTAGATGTAGAAGTAAATGCTACATCAACATATAATTTAGCTGAAACAACTGTTGCGTTTGCAGGAATAACATATTGTAAATTGCTAGTTCCAGAAGCAGGAAGATTATCATAAGAGAAATCCCATTGGGCTCTTTTAATAATACCTGTAGATGCTGTTTGAGCACCTTTACTTCCATCTGTTGTTCTAGCACCATAGTGGTTAGCAACACCACGCTTTGAGTCTACTTCATAAGTCATGTGATGTCTCCTTAGTAATTAGATGGATGAGTTAAAATTACACCCAATGTGTCAACACGTTGAGCACCAAAACCGAAGCGAGAAGTAACTTGATACTTGTCAGCTCTTTCTTCGTTGTCTCTCCAACCTTCTGTTTTTGGAGCACGTCTCCATGCGTGCATAATTGGCTTGCATGAATCATCAGCCACACACATAAATACGTTTGCTTTGTCACCAACAGCAGCAGTTTCAGATGTCAAGCCGTAACCTGAAGCATCAATAGCTTCTGAAGCTGTTAATGTAGGTAAGAAGTTAGAAGTATAGATGTCGAAACCAAAGATATTCTTAACGAATTTATGATCACGAGCAAAACCTTCTGTAACGATACCTTCAAACATTGGGTTATTTGAAACGTTAACTAAGTTTTGTAAGCTATTTAATGTAGCTTCCACAACTGGATCAACGATAGCGATACGACCACCTGCAGGAACATTAGCTTTATCAAATGCTAATTTCATAGCAATAAAGTCTTCTAATGTAATAGTTCTTGCATTAGATGCAGCAGAACCTACAAAGCGATGTGGACGACCATTTACTAAGTTTAAGTTAGCACCTGTTTGAGCAGCGTTAACAGCATTTAAAAACTTAGTTTCATGGTTTTCACCAAGAGCACGTGTAGATTCCATAGCTCTCATAGACATTAATGTGTCTACTTGTGAGCCATCTTCACGTAAGTCGTCAGATACTTTCCAAGCATCACCAACATAGTCAGTAATAGCAAGTGTTAAGTTACCTGTGTCAATAGGTGAAAAATTTAAAGGTGTATCCTCAGCAGCATCTTGAAGAGTTACTGTACCTACTGTTTTAATGTTTAAAGTTGTACCTGAACCAAAGTCAGTTACATCTCTCCACATTCCTTCTGGCAATAGATAGTCATGTAAGTTTTCAAGGATAAACTGAGAATACTGTTGAGCTTCAATAAAAGCTGTAGTATTAGAAGTTAATTGTGACATTTAAGTCTCCTTGTTAATTGTTTAATTGTCGTTTTACTTTTTCACCTGCTATTTTCCAAGCGTTAAGCATATCTTTAGTAGAAGCACCTTTAGGTACTCTAGCAGATAACTCATCTGTTGCTTTATTATTAGATAAAGATTCTGTATTCACAGTACTTTGTGATTTTGCAACTGTTGTAGCTTTGTTATCAAAACCTGCTAATTTTAAAACAACATTTGGAGATGTTGCAGATAAATTGTGTAATTGTTCTAGTGTCATACCTGACTCTTTTGCTAAGGTATTATAAACTTCTTCAGCTTTACTTCCATACTTTTCAGTAAACTTGTCAGCTACTGAACGAGCATTAGTTTGAGCTTTAGTTAGTTTTTCCCTTTGCTGTAAGGTTTGATTAACTAGATCCATGATTCTATCTTGGTTTATTTCACTCGTAGAAGTGGTAGCTTCTTGAGGTTGAATACCAGACTTTATTTCATCAAGTAACTCTTCTGTTGTTCTACGTTTAGCAAGTTCCTCTTTTAAGTGAGCCATCTCTTCCTCTAAGGTTTTGATATGCTCTTGTGCATGAGGCACTGATCTTAACGCATCATCAACAGATTTATACTTTTTACCTTCGCCTACAAACTCTTGAGCTTCTGTCGGTATCTCAAAAGGTCTAGCTTGGGTATCTTGTTGCTGAGTCTCTTGGGTATTTGACTCAACAGATTGTTCTTGTTTAACTTGTTCTTCACTCATTATTTTTCTCCTTGGTCAGGAATAAGATTATATAATTTAGAAAAAGCTTTTTGGATGCCTAATTGATAAGCTTGGTATTGACTCCAAGCAGGTTTATCAAAAGTTTCTTCATCTATTGCTTTTCTTTGAGCAAGTTGAATCTGCTCGAGACAGTAAGCTTTGAGCTCTTCAAACACTTGTTGTTTTGTTAAGCTCTTAGCTTTATCTGATTTTAAATCCATATAACTATTCTAACATAATTGATTAAAAAAGTCAAGGTTTAAATTAACCCTGCTCCCTGTAAGACAGACTCATTTAAGTCGTCTTCAATAGGTTCTTGTGCTTGCATCTGAGCTTCTTGTTGAGCAGACATAGCTAACTTCTGTGTTTCAGCATTCTCAAAGATAGCTGCGTTGTCTTTAATAAACTCATAAGCTTCAAAACCCATGTACTCTTCCACCATCTTAGCTAATTGTTTAGCAGAGATATGTGGTGAAATCATTTGTCCAATCGGACTATTAAATAAACCTATAATGTTTTGAATTAACTGTGCTCGTGCTGCATAATGTCTAGCACCTATAGGACGTAATTTACCTTTAGCTGTAATATCTTCTTTAGTAATCGATATAAAGTCAGCTACACCTAAGTCGTTATCCATAACTTTAGCAATCTCTGCAACATCTAAATTACGTCTAGC